CTGTTGTTGTGATCCACGAACCTTAAGCTTAAAGAATTTGCCCACAAGCCATGCGCCCACAATAAAAAGCAGAATCTTGCTCATTGTTGTGAGCTGTCTCTCAACAAGAAGGGTCTTACCTTCAGACAGAGGCATCACCTCGTGGATGTCAGATGTATATCCTTTGGCCCCCAGCCTCCTCGCGGTCTCATCAAGTGCTTCTGCCTCCCTAAATTGTCCCGTCCCTCTCAGGGCCTGCCAGGCCTCAGCGAGTGGAATGAGCATGACACCGGGTCGTGCATTTAGTGTGCCTGTCCGCACAAAAGTCTGACAGCTTGAGACATGTCCGTCAGCCTCCACAACAAGACCGCTCCCATAAGGAATTGGAAGAACAGAGAATCCAAGGTCAAGCCTGATATCTTGTTCAGGGGACTCACCTATGATAGGCAGACGAAGAGTGCCATCACCCTCCTGAACCATCCAGATTTTTAAATCAGTCTCCAAGAGAGTCTCAAGAACAACGCCTATGGTCGTCAAATTTTGATTTTGTTCCATAAGCGTATATATGTCCTTTATGAGAAACGCCTCAATCTTGAAGGTGCTTGTTCACGAGCTCTGCCAAGAAGTGCACGAGTCTCAGGTGTATCCTGATGAAGTGCTCGAGTTGGTGTATTTCCATCACCACCCTTCTTGTTGAGCTCTTTGCTAATTCTTTCAATGAACCAACGTCGATATGTAACAGGAAGATTATGTGCCTCGTGATATAGGAACCCACCGTAATACATCAAGAGGAAGGTGGGCTCCAGGATTGCGAGCTCCTTATCTTCCGGACGAAGGCCAAAGAAAGTTCACCCCAAGGGGCATATTGACCTCCTCTTCATGACCACATGCTTCACATGCAGACTCCTGCTTCATCTCAATACCCGGCTCATTATCTCGAATATAATTTCTGAGGGCAAGTGAGTCCTTTGCAGGCATCATCTTCACGAACTGAGCAATCTTGGCACGCTCACCAATTCCATCAATCGAGACGATAGAGTACAGCAGGTTCGTTGTAACGCTCGAGTCTGTGGATAGACCCGCCTTCTTCTGCTTCTCATTCGTCGCCATGATCTCCTCTTCGTCTCGACCCGTCAAGAATCTGAACTTCACATTCTTCTTGGTGACCGGCAGATGGAACTCAAAGACATTCTGTCCGGGAACAACAGGCGGAATTGAGAGACGCTTGATGGGTAGAGCACCTAGGTTGAACTGACGCTGAGTCTTCGCACCACACTCATCGCACTCAATCTCTGCATCATACTCCGCACCATATCCAGTTGCACGAATTGCAACCATTAGGGCATTTCGATCACCGGTTAGAAGATCTCGTGGGTCAACACCCTTGTCGATGAGGCAAGATCTGATAAGCTCAGTGATGACAGTTCCCTTCTTCAGATAAGCCTTGCTGGTCAGAATATCCTCTTCCTTTGCAGTCATGGCCTTGATATCAACAGTCTCGGCACCATGAAAGACAGAGTCAGTGGGATAGATTGCCCCACAAGACGGGAGCGGGACAGACTCAACAGGAATCTCAAAACCAAAGTCTGCCTTCATCTTCTCGGCAGCGGACATCTGAGGGATACGAGGGTCAACCCCGGTCCCCTTAAAAACTTCATTTCTATTCTCGCGTTCAGCCATTTTCTACTCCTTGACAAATAAATTTATCTTTACATCTTAGAATGTAAATAGGGGGTTGTACAAATCTACACCATTTTTTTGATGTAAGTGATATGTATCATCACTATGTCACTAAACTATCCACAAATGGGTGAGGGGTTTGCTCCTGCCTATCAAGTATCGGCAACCCCTTACATTACATCATCGCTTACAACAGCAGACAGTGCTTATGAGGTTGAATTCTCCAATATTACCAGGTTCTTCACAATCAAGAACGTGGGTGAACATCCTATGGCCTTCGGTTTCACACAGAGTGGTGTGACAGGAAGTCATAAGTTCATCTTGGGCAAGGGAGAGTCTTACGAGGCTGAGATCCGAACAACTCAGCTCTGGGTTTCAGGATCAAGCAATGCAACCGAGTACTGCATCCTAGCGGGTCTTACAGGTATCCCGGCACGATTTGCATCTCAACCTCCGGCCGAGTGGGTTGGTTAATCCCCTTCTGAATGCACCAGGATCCTCCCAGACCTCTCGACTAATTATCCCCAGGGGAAACTTTAATCTTCCTCACCGGCCTCTGCATTGGTCAGGTAACCATGGATCTGACGTAGGTTCTCATGTGCAACAGTCAGATGATTCTGAACCCATCCAGGAAGTTGGTCATCAGGGTTTAGGAGCTCCTGAAGCTCCTGAGACATGGAGCCAATATCAGAGAGCTGACCTTTCGCCATTCCGCCCTCAGAGTCTTCTGGGTCCTCTCCGTGCAAGAACCGGGATGGGTTTCTATCCCCAATCCCAAATGATTCATATTCTTCTCTAATTAATCTTCTCAATTGATTTGCTGTAATCTTCATGTCTCTCTCTCCGTTCGTGTGGGAATTAACTTACCCTTGTCGTCAATTTTAATTTCAGGTGGAAGGTTACAATTTATAAAAGTGGCAAGACCCAGGGAGGGCATATCATACCGACCTTGCCTCTCAAAGACCGCATCTGTAAAGTCGCAGCTCGAGAAAGTACAGTCTGTCAGATTGACTCTCGAGAACTTGGTCTGCCCAAAGAAGCACTCCTCAAATGTTGATCCTGATAGATCCACCCTAGTCAGCTTTGCATCGAAAAACCAGGACTTGACAAACTTGGAGCCCTTCATGTTTGTGGAGGTCATATTTGCCTCTGTGAACTCGCACTCTTCCCCGTCAAATCTGGTAAAGTTTGCAGAGGATAAGTTTGCATTTCGAAATGTGATCTCGGTGAGACTTGCTCCACTGAAATTTGCACGCTGCAGGTTTGCCCCATCGAACTTTGTTGTCATAATCGTAGACTCTGAGAAATTTGTACCTGCACAGTTCGTTCTCGATAGATCGCACTGAATGATTGATATATCACTCATATTGGCACCTTCAAAATTTGACCCAATAAACCTGTTCCTTCGAAAGAAATCAATCTTTTGTGTCAAATCTTGTCCTGAAAAGTCTTTCTCGTTCTGGGGTGCTCTTGTTAAATCAGATACTGCATCAATCTTTACTGGCTTCTTAATCGTGTCAACGTGCTCAAGGGATGATGTATCAAAGAATACAGCCTGAGTCGGTTCATTCCCGTGAATTATTCCCTTTCCAGCTTCCGTATGGCCGTCTCGAACACCATCATATCCCAGGTCATTCATTAGGATTTTTGTCCACCTTGTAACCGATAGATTGACCGGGGTGTCTTTTTTTCTTAATGTGTCTTCAATCTCATCATATGATGGATTGGATGGCATGTATTGAGCCGGGTCAATCCTTTTAACAGGGCCAATTTTGGGACCAGGTTCGTCGACTGTATTGTATGCAGATGAACTCTTGAACCCTTCATCGTCTTTATAGTTTTTGTCTTCACCCTTTGCTCTAGGGGTATAATTCTTTATAAGATCTCGAGCTCTCTGCCGAGCCATCGTCTTCTTCTCACTCTTGGGGTTATGTGGATCATTCCAAGCAATATTGGGTTTTCTATAGATCCCTTTGGTCCCAGTCTCTTCTGATAATGCCTGTGTCGTCTTCCAGATTGTTTTTCCGGGGCCGTCACCCTCATAAAGCTCTGCAGTCTCGTCGATTATATCGATTTTGCCTGGATACTTCTCTTTTAGAATTTCAAGATCCCGAGCAAGATCACCCTCCGAGTAACTCTCAAGCTCAAGGAGCCGAGCACCCTCTTTTGGTTTTACCACAATCGCATAGGGTCTGTCGATACCAAACTCTTTCATTGTCCTTGTATTGAGCTGGTACGTATAGAATCCAGTGGGTGTCGTGACAAACTGATTCAGGGGGTTAATCCCCAACTTTGGATAAAAAGAGAAGTGAATATGATATCCCCCAGCCTCTTCATATTTTCGAAGTTTCTCTTGCCATCTTGGTAGATTTTTGCCTGTCTCTCTTTTGTATCGAGTGGACATTTCGCCCAAAAGGGTCCTGATATAGTCTCGAAGAAGTATGCTCATGTATTTCTTGCCACATTTAAAAGAAAGCCCCGAGAATTATTCCCGAGGCTTCAAGGAGAAAGAACTATAAGACAAATTAGAACTGTAGGACGCAGTTGTCGTATCTAATATTGAGAGAGATCTCCATGACGCTGCCTGTGTCCTCATATGTCATATCGCCGAACTGCACAGAGGTGATGAAGGCGCCCTTGATATCCCAAAGCTCAACAACTGTACCGATTGGATCCAGAAGCTTAAGCTGAATATCTCGCTTATAGAAGTCGGCATATCCTGCACGACCCGAGACCGACTCATGAGCAGATCTGACCCACTCCATCACCTGTTGTGCACCCGAAGGGGCGATTGGATCATGAAGGGTAACCTGCATTTCCTCGAACTGCCCACGTCCTGCAATGTAACGAACCGAGTTAATGAAAGGAATTTCGACGGGGTTTAATGTCATAGAGGGACGAGCAGCAGATTTTACAATATAAGCATCGATTCCTTCAATCATCATAACCCAACGGTTCTTACGCTTTGGCTCGAACTTCTGAGGAAGCATCGAGGTTACATCAAGGGTTTCAGTCGCCATAGTTAGTCTCTCCTATATTCTTTAATTATCGTCCAAATGAAAACTTATCCAAATTTTTAATGGGCAGGATCATTATAACCCCACCCAAGACTCATTAAACTTGTGCCCCGCTATTCGACACCACGAAGTCAAGCGATACATACTCGATAGACTTTGTGGGCTGAACGAAGATCTTGCCACGAATCGTATTGTTCTCTACATCCTGTTGAGTTGTAGTGGAGGAGTCAATCACGACCCGGAAACGATCAAGACCTGATAGAGCCTGAACCCTCTGAAGGCGTGGGGTTACGGCTGCAGTGAATCGAGCCAGTGTTGCTGCTCTATTCGGCTCGAAGATAATTGTTTGAGCAATATCACGAACCTGACGTCTAATCTCAATATAGAGTCGACGAACATTTACCCTGTTCAGAGCGGAGTTTCCAGCCTGCAGTGTCTTCTGACCCCAGACAGTGACAGGCAATCCTGCCGATGGTGGGGTTAGAGGATTAATACCCACATCATATAGTGCATCCATGTTCGCCTTGCTCAATGTCACCTTGGCACGCTGTGTTGAAGCCAGAGCACCGCGGGTTACACCAGCCGGGGCAAACCAAGGATGACCCACGCGATCATTTAGAGCCATGGCACCAAGAACCACAACAGATGGAGGGACAGTTACATTACCACCTGTCCCAGGGTCTGTAACAACAACATCGGGGAAATAAGCAGCAGTGAAGCTGTTATCCATATCACGATCTTCAAAGTGTGCCACGGTGGCGGCAACCGAGACTCTAAGACCGCCATCAAGATCCTGATCTCCTTCCGACACATCCTGCGGAAGAAGGTCGTCACCAAGAAGTGTTGACTTTTGCTCCACATCCATCAGATAAAGAGCATCAAATCGATCACGAACTGCATCGGCAGCAACTTCTGTGACAGAAGAGTTTCTAATTCCGGGGATTGCAAGGAGCTGAAGATCGCTGTTCACAGTATTCTTCATGATGTCGATTGACTTTAGGTAAGCTCGGACTGTTGGTCCGTCTGTCCGATGACGATTCTCATTGTTGATCTCTTGTGTCACAGCCATATTGGTCATATCAGCCATATCGGCATTGAAGATATTGACACCGTTGAAACCACCCTGCATAATGAAGGTGAATTTTGCATGTCTCCGATTCTTGGGCAGGGTCAGGTCGTTAACTTTAAGTGCTCTAAGAGATCCAATGCCTGCTCCATCTCTTGAGTATTTTGCCTCATTCCATTTCGAAGGATCAGCACGCTTTACTGTTGCAGTATCATTTGTATTCTCAACCACAAACACTTTCTCAAGTGTGAATCCATTATTGCAGAATGCATCCTGGGCTGTGTCATTGTCCTTCTCCAAGAATGCCTTCTGATCTACCATATGACTTGGGAAGAACTTGGTGAAAGCCTCAAGTGATCTGTTTCGATACAGGTCACCCGCAGGCGGTGAGTTAGGCTCCGACGATCCTGAGATATTCTCAAACTGCATACCCCAGAACAAGTCTGAATTCAGACGAGCTCTTGTTCCGGTACCAACAACTAGATTAAATCTCATTGGGACAGGAGGAGTGGAGATATGAGGAGTTAATCCAGAGTCACCTGCAAGAGTGCTTCTTGTATTTAGATAACCAACTCCACGGAATCCCATTGGAAGGGCAGATGGATCAATACCGCCTACATCGAATTCCGATGACATCTCAACTCTTACAAGATTTGAACCCATAGGGTGATCAATCTCGTCTACAAGCTTCTGCTCTGATTCAGTTCTGTCAAAATCGAATACTCTGTATGAATTTCCAATGACACGTGCAATATATTTGTCACTTCTAGGATCGAGTGATAGCCCTCTAAAAGACTCAAGAATAACAGGGTCTGCATCAGTATCGTTCCAGTCACGAATTAACAGATCGAATGTGCCGTACCCACCAGCAAT